GAAGAGATAAGTTTTTTCATTAATGTATTATTAATTGATTTACCTAATAATGGTATTGCATTTCTTTTTATTGCCATCATATCAAATGCTCCTTCACACAATATAATTGGAATATTCCAGTTAATATAGTATTCAAAAGGTATAATATCTCTTGTAACTGTTGGATTTTTATATTTTAATGATGACCATTCTTCAAAGCTTCTACCTATAAAATAATTTAAATTACCATCTTTATCATAAGAAGGAATAATTATTCTATTTTGAAATTTACCTGTAGTACAATATCCAATATTATATCTTTCAATATCTTTTTCGGTTATTCCCCTTTGTTTCAAGTAAGATAAAGCACGTCTTGATTCAAAAGAACTATCAAATTTTTTAAACTCTTTAGGTAACTCTATTTTATTTTCTATATCATTGTTAATCTTTGTTGTCCGTACCTTAACATACTTTGATAATTCAATAACTTGTTCTTGGGATGCTTTTAATCTACGAAAGAGTTTCAAAAGAGATTTACCACTAAAGTCATCTCCACATACCCAGCATTGATAACTCTGAAAATGTTTAGATTCTTGATCTAAATTTACTTCTAGTTTATTCTTACGATGGTTACATTTAGGACATTTATAAGAATAATTACCTCCAGATGTATTTCGTGATGGACCTAATACTGAATTCAGTAGATTAACTAATAATTGATTTACTCTCATTTTCTCTTATAAAATCTTTTCGGTAGAATTTACCTAGAAGATTATCATTAAGATACGAACTTTCTTCCAGAACTTCAAACATCATTTGATATTTTAGTTCATTATATGTTAAAATTTTCTTAGTAAAACAAATTAAAAGTATTTCTCTTCGTAATTCATCATATCTATTTTCCTTTCTTATCTCTTTTAAAAAAGTATGAGAACCTGTATATTTTAACCAATCAGATTCTTTTTCTACTTTTCTCCATCTTTTTTGACCTTTCAATGGAGGAAGTTTTCTTGTAAAATGCAACTGTTTTTTTCCTATATATTTTTTACCTGATGGGATATGTTCAATTTCATAAATAAAACCAAAAGCACCTTCAGGAAAATCGTTTAAGGATTCGATTTTTCCTTTTTTGTAAATCCAAAACATTTTAATTCATATCTAAATTTATAATAATATTTGTATCGTTTATATCTGATTTTAAGATAGGTTGTGCTAGTTTACCTACAGCAATTAAATCATATTTGTTATTATATAGTCCAACTGCTGTAATATATGGATTAAAAAATGATTCAGTAACATAACCATAGGGAGTACCGTTTGAACCAGATATTAATGTTGGATTAGTAGAAAAGTTAAATTCATTTTCTCTTATCTTACACATAAATTGTGCTTCATTTATTGTTCTAGTGCTACTAAATGAACATGATAAGTTTTCTCTTGAAAAGGATGTTCTAATAGCTTGGGTATTTGGTAAAGAAGATCCTGTAGCTATTAATTTATATGTAAAAATTGCTAAACCGTGCTCGTATATTATATTACCTACATGAGTTTTTCCTATATTAGTTGTAGTAAAAATATTACCTTGTTTATCATCCGTAAATCTATATACACCGTCATCAAATAAAAATGTACCAGGTTGTATAGTTTCTCCGAATAATCTTCTTGGTATAGATAGTACACCTATAGCATTACCTCCTCCAGGAAGAAGAGCACGAGATTGTGTTAAGGTATTAGATAAAAAATTATAATTATTAGTAGTTGCTCTTTTACCACTTATAGTCCCGTCTATATTAAAAGATGCAGTAGCTGCAGGGTCTCCAAATGTTTGAGTTAAATAATTACTATAATAAAGTTGCCTTATAGATCTAAATACTAATTCAGTATATTGATTATCTCTTAGTCCGGTTGATTCAAAGCTTGCACTATCAAAACTAGAACTTAATGATTGTGATGGAGCTGCTCCTATAAATAAATCAATATTTATATTTGAACTACTAAAGTTAGTTTTACCTTCAAAATTAAAACTTTTATTAACTGTAAAAGGAGTTACTACAGTATCAGCAGTTGTAAGTTGTTTGTATGTAAAGCTCATTCACCTTAAAAATCTAATTTAACTCTAATTAAAGCTTCTTTAGTAAAATCTTTTAAGAGTGGTCTTGATAATTTAGCTACCGCTAATAATTCATTTGCATCATTATACATACCTACTGTAGTTAAAAATACTTGAGGTTGATTAATAAAATCGGTATAGATTACTTCTCCAGTTGAGCCTGAAATAAAGGAAGGATTTTCTGTATAATTAAATTCTGAATTTCTTAGTCTTACAAATACAAAATCTGATGATACGGTTTCTTGTGAGTTAACTTGAAAGTTTCCTCCTAATCTAATAGCATCATAAATAGCATCGTTATTTAAACCAGGTGAATCATAGCTTTGAGAAGCCTCCAGGTTTATAGACTGCGATGTAGCAAGTGGATTAATTAAAATAGTTCCTATATCTGGTAAAAATAATCCATAGGATCCACTTCCAGCTACATAGCCATTAGATGTATCATATGATTCACCATTACTTCCTGAGATTAATTGGAATGCTCTTTGAGCTCCTATAAATGTATTAACTAATACTTCTTTAGAATCATCAGTAAGTTTAATTTTTCCTCCGGATGCACTAAGATGTAAATTTAAAGTTCCAGGTAATAATTTTTCTTTATATCTAGATCTTTCGACTGAGATAGCCCAAAAATTAGATCCTGTAACAATATTAGTTTCACTACCGAATTTAAAGCTTGAATTTTCATCTTCTAAAACTAATGTTCTATATTGACCAAAATTAGTTCTTGTTGGTGATAAAAAAGGTACTAAATCGTTAAAAAATTCACTACCACTACCAAGGTTATCACAATAAGCTACTTCAAATTGAACAGATGCAGAGGTTGATGTAACAGGGTTCCCGTTATAAACACTCATATAATATTTCCCTGAGGATCCGTTCTTTTGAATAGATGATGTAAAAAAGCTTGTTAAAGTAGGAACATTATCCGACCAAGCTGCGGAAGTTATAGAATCACTACTTACTACTATATCTTCAGTATCAAATCTTTTGTAACTCATTTATTATACTTTTTCAATTGTTAATGGGATAGTTAATCTAGCTCCTGAATCAATACCAGTAAAGGTTAGAGTTGTTCTGATTAAAGCTCCAGGAAGAGCATTATTACCAAATAAAGTATTGATTGTTGTACCTTTTAGGTTAATTTGTGTACCTATTCTAGTGGCAGATATATTAGTACCAAGTGTTTGATTTATTGGTACATTTTGACCTGTTGCTGCTTGTGAATTTATTCCTGTCCCAGTAAAGGTACTTAGTAACCTTACATCCGCTACAGTGCAGGTATATCCAGCAGTTTCATTTATTTGTTGGTTACCTAAATAATTTAATGTTTGCGGTGTAATAGCAAGAGAAGCTCCTTGCTTTAATGATATTGCAGAGTAACCTAAATCGAGTACTGGTAGTTTTGCAGTACCTCGTGGTAGGGTTACAAGCTTATATTTCATAATTTGATTTTCATCAGGAAAAGCTTCTAGTAGAGGCATATTTTCTAATGCTTCTCCGTAAAATGTTGATCCTGAAGGGTGAGTTGGATTATATAAAGTATAATCAATTTCATCATCTGCTACTGCAAATTGTGTAATTCTAAAGGAGCCATCATTTCTTGCTAAAAGCTCTCTTCCTTTTTTAGTTAAAATCGCGTCTACTGTTACGACTTGATTATTTAAGTAACCCATAATTATAAATATTCTCTTTTTATTATTATAAATATATTAATTTTAATTTATAGTACCATCCTTAACTAAATCTGATAGTATAACATTAATATTACTTTCTACTTCTTCATTTACTGTAACATTTTTTACTACTCCACTTGTTGTACCAAATCCTGAGTTAGGAGGATTAAGATCTAATATTACTGACGTACCATCTTTATTAAATCTTCTAATTAAAAATTTATCTAAATTTAATCCATTACCAATAGGTGGTTGAATATCAACTAATATTTTACCTGTTTCAGCACCTTGATTAATTATTGATACATTACTTACTGTATGTACATTATTTTCTGATCCTAAAAATCTAAATTGATCTCCTGATTTAATAGTAAATATTTCATTAATAGGTTTAAATGTTGATTCTGGATACTGTACTTGAGTTGATGTATTATAATATTGAGCTAAATCTCTAGAGGATGTAAGTTGTGTACTGTTAGGAAACGCGCTTCCTGTTTCCCAGAAACTTCCTGTAAGTGCCACTACTGGAAGTTGTTCAGGTTCTCCGTAAAAATTAGTATTTTGTAAATTAACAACTCCTAAACTAGTAAATTCTAGTCTAACTCTAACCTGATCCCCTGCTGCAGGAAAAATATATGGAGTTACTAAATCAGGTACTGCTAAAGGATCTCCAGCTGCAACACTACCATCATTAAATATTAAAGAAGTATTTGCAGGTATATTAGTTAATCCAAAAAATACATTTGGTACGCCGGTTCTTATCCATTCAATAGATATATTAGATGTTGCTGTTGTACTGTTTAGTACTGCACCTTGAAACCTAAAGCGTATTGGTGTTAGATTAAATCTATCTCCAGTAGTATTTTCCCATATACTATTTGGGTGGTCGTATAGTCCTGCTGGATCGTATCCCTCATTAGAGCAGCT